GTTGATGTGTTGCCTACAAAGAATTGAGTATTAGCAACTTTGACGATTGGTTTACTGAGAACAGGACCATAGAAATATGCCTTCATCTCAAATGTTAGTGTCCAGAAAACTGTGCGACGATCTTCATCCAATGCGCCTTGATACCGATCTTCAAAATTAACACCTGTAAGAGTAACTGGGGTGTCATGTTCTATTTCCATTGCGGGTATAAGGTTAAGTGTTGATGTGAATTCTGGTGTGAAAAACGGAAGGATTTGTTCGACAATCTGATTGCCTTCTTTCAAGTTTTTCGACATGATGTACACTTGAAATGTGAGATTGTATGGAACAGGATTGAATGTGCGCTTAAGCTTATTCAGATCAGCATCATCTTTGCGTACTGTCTTACCGAGGATTGGTAACTTACGATCTGCGTCATATGTTATGCCAGTCATCTCAAAACCAATATGCGGGAATGCCAAGAAACCAGGAGGACAATTTTTTGACTCTGGGCTTCCTGGTTTAATGTCCACACGCAATAGGTTTCGATCCTTACCTGAATAAGACAACGGAACTCTCACCAATGATGTTTGTTCACCACTGGTAGGATCGAATTTTTCGATTCGAATATCAGAGAATATGCGACCAAAATAGACGACATAATTTCTGAAGTGATCAAATCCAAAACTGCTGTGGCCATAAAGTGACATTAAATCTTTTCCCTTCGTCTAGATTGAATACCATCAATCCATTTTCTCATCTTTTTTCTGTATGAACCTTTTCCATTAATACGATCGTGATCTGCTTCCCTTTTTTCAAAATCGTTTTTATGCTTTTGAAATTGTCGTTCTGCATGAGCACCTTCAGGAGCACCTTCTGTTGGGGTAACTCTGTTCTTGACTCTATTCGCGAGATGTTCACCCGGTGATTTCTTCCACCATTTACCAGCTTCACCCGGCGCGGTGTGTCCCACCCGTACAACACCAGAATTATCGACTGATATGTTCGCTCCGTGATTTCTCGATTTTATATGCTCTCGTGCTTTTGTGATATTACCGGAATCAACCATAGTATGAACTGATTGGAGTGTTTTATGTAATTCGTGGGTTTTTGGCATAGGAACACTATTAATCGCAGAAGCAACAACAGCGCTGGCAGCAAAGCCGACAGCGGCATCTCTAAATCCACCTTCATCAAGCTCTTGTTGTTCTACAAGCCACGCCTGATATTCTTCTACAATATTTGTCATTTGAATATTTTCCTTAATCTGGTAAGCAAATTTTCCTTCTTAAAGTCCGTGGTCCTAGGACCACGGACTTGTGGCTCAGAACGCATTCGTTGCGTTGCTGGATTTGCCCTACCACCGGGATATGTCTTGGTCGGATCGTATGTTCTACTCGAAACACCAGTACGAACACCACCGTGTTTTTTACGATACGCAGTTAATTTTTCTGATTTTTTCCTTTTTTCCAATGCCTCCAATCCTCGTGTTTTGATAATCTTGGCATTAGCGGCAACTTTAGCAGGATCAACTTTTATACGTCCTTCTGGATTCCGAGGCGTCAGTTGTTTCTTATTATTCCACAGACCACTACTTTCAGTAAGCCACAATTTATATTCTTCTACAATATTTGTCATTCAATTTCTCCTACCAGTCGCCTTCTGCGAACGGATTTTCTGTGTCCCAAGTTATGAGATCGTTTGCAGTATTGCCATCATTTGGTGTTTCTTGTGCTTCAGTTTGGAATAAGTCATTTTCTTCAATGATGCCGTGTTCAGCCTGTAAGTCTCTTCGGCTTTCCTGTTCGATAATACGACCATCTTCGGTGGTAAGCGTAAGCCCAGCTTCCGTTGTGATAGCCCAATCATAGGCATTAAGACTGCTTGTTTTCTGTAGGCAATCAACTTCTTCAATGCCGGTATTAAGAATCTCACCAGCATAACGCCAAAGCTCAACAGTAAGATCATACTGGTTCTCATAGCCATGCTGATAGAAGTACGGATGCTCATCAACAAATTTGATTTCGTATACACGGTAATCCAGCTTTGGAATATAGATCAGATCGCCTTCCTGTGGACGCCATATGCCTTCTGGATTTTCAAACGAACCGATATTATTTTCCCAATGAATGCGTGCCATCGTAAGGATTAACTGTAGCTGTACCTCAATACCAAAATGAGTCATCATGGCATCTGTGCCTTGAAAGCCTTGCCATGATTTGATGTACAATGGGATTTGGTATGCTGTGTCAAATTTCGATTGTGTGTCTTCATAGTACAGTGGATCGAAATCTACTCTTCGACGCGGAAGATAGTAACAATCGTAACCATGCACTTCAATGGTTTCAGCCACAAGATCATCATAAAGACGCTGTGTCTCATCATGTTCATACAGCTGGAAATGTGGATTTGTTGTGCCTCTAACCATTATCGCTTACGCCCCTTCGTCTTTGGTCGTCCTTGTTTAGTGTCAGCATCTTGATTTCCTTCACTGGGACCATCTGAGACATCTGATAATGTTTTGACACCAGTACCATTGCGTATAATACAACCAATCATCAATCCATAAACACCAGATCTGGAACTATTGGATGTGATGTTTTCTAATTGAGAAGTTTTATCATCGGCAGTAGCGACACAATGCAATTCTCTTATAGCTGGTTCATATGCATAATACGTAGCAACACCTTTCTCTCGAAGATACCACACCTCGATTACTCTTCCAGATCCGTCCATTTTTGTATCGAGTTTTTTCGCACCAGGAATGAAACTTTTCCCATTCGTGAATATGTGTTTGTCGCGAAGCGAGTTTCTACCAAAGTTCCTAGTGCGTGTTGGTTTGGTCATTTGGTTTCTTTCCTAAGTGTATTCGTATTCCGCCCCTACTACCAATTTTTTCTACCCTGCCCATTTTCGAACCTATTCTATTATAATGATCTTGTTGATCATTCGTTGTTCCATGCATATCGATGTGTGTTGTTGGATTGCTTGCCAAATGATTTCTGATGGAACGTCGAACACTCATAATTGCCTTTGTTCGTTTTTCATGAGGAATAGAACCATATGCAACAGTACCAGATGGATGTTCCGGTGAATGAATCGTGTAATCTACTGCAACGCCTTTATTTGATCGTTGGAACATAACCATAGCAGCATGTCCGTCACCAAGATCGTGATGATGGACGCTAAACCCATTGCCCATATCAGTGACGTTCATTTCTAAAATAAATTGACCAAATGTTAACATGAGTGTTTCAGCCTATGAACATAGTTGATGGTAGAGAATACTTGGTAATCATCTCTTCGCGCATTGCTGCAATTTCAGCCGTGGCTTCATCAAACATTCCTTGGCCATTCATAGCCACACCACCGGGCAACATAGTGCCTTGGAATTTCTTCATGTTGTTACCCCATTGGAGCTTGATCAATGCAGTACCATAATCCAGTAACCATCGATCGGACCAAGCGTCTGTCCATACATCTGGATCTACGATTTGGTATGCTTCGGCAACAATAACATCACCAACATTCGTGATATTCCAGTCCATGTCCAGGTACATTCGATCTTTGTGTCTATTATATCGAACAGGAATTTGACCAACCAAAATCTCTTCAAGCAACCCAAGATTCTGGAATGCAGAGAAATATGGTACGATCGATGAACTGGTGAGATTGTAGAGATCGTTCAATGCAATCTGATATCGAATATTGAAGATCGATTGTGTAGAAGATTGACTAAATCCGATTGGAAACAATCGCACAACGCCAATGATGTTTTCTGGGATTGGAATCCAACCACCCAATTCACACGTAATAGAAGCCCCTGTTCCGGTATTTGNTGTTACTGATACCGTTGGCGCTAGACCATACGCTTTGCCGTTGTCAGATAGCGTGCAGGATGTTATAACACCACTTCCATCTGTGACGATGGCTGCAGCGGCATTTGAACCGGAAGAGCCGCCGGCATTCGTGAATACAACAGCATCTGTATTTGCATATCCAGTACCACCAGAAACAACAGTGCAATCATATACTTTCTGTGCATAATTGTTGGCAACTACAACATGCTTGTAGTAGTGCAAATCCGCACCAGAAAAGTGATAATCCCAAAAATACCTCAGAGCTTCATCAACGCGATCATCTGCCTGTTCTTCGGTAACATTAACACGCGCAACTGGTTCGCCCAGTCGACGCCTGCATGTAGCTATAAATTCTGCTCTTGAGGTTGGATTTGCCATTCTAGTTTCTTATCCTATCCGTGATTTGCGAATTCACCATGTAGTTCATCGCGCATTTGTATTGCTTTTGCTATGGCATCTTCTTTGTTGACGAACAAACCACCATAATGTTTCTTTTTATTTACCTTGATTTGCACACACCATTTTCCAGCTCGTTTATTCCAAATGACACCTGTAGTACCAGATGTATTATTCTTCATATTACCACGATTGTGTTGTTGTTGTGAACTAGTAGCAACACGCAGATTGTCGATGTTGTTCAATTTGTCTTCGTCTTTATGATCAATAGAATTATCATGTGAATTATCAGTAATATCCCATTGCTCATTGAACATTTGATATATCAATCGATGTGCTTTGTATAGCTTACCTTTGATCTTGATCACTCGATAACCTAGATCATTGATAGTACCAGCAGGTTTACTGATATCACCACGGCCTTTATTAGTAACTTTCCAGTACAAATCGCCATCTCTGTATTCAAACAGTTTGTGTAGTTCGTCATACATAGTCATAGCTGATTGCTCCTTTGAAGCGTTAGTGTGGTTGGATGTTTCAGCATCGCGAACCACAATTATATCATATATCTATTTAGATAGCCACCCTTGAACCATAACCTTTAATTTAGTCGCCCATGCTGGTGGCATTGGCATGATATACCATGCGCAGTATAAGCCTACTGCAAATGCAATTGCTGTAAATAACATTATTCATCATCCTTCTTTTTTGGTGACAAAAGCATTGATGCCTTTGCCATGCCAATCGTCTTGAGTGCTGCCAATATTGCAGCAATTTTACCAAACGTCGAATATTTCGTTGAACCAAGCAGTTTATCAAAGACGCCTGATTTCCAAGCCACATAACCAACAACTGCCACTACGATAATTGTTGTGAAGTCCATTTTCGTTATCCTTAA